ACCCTGATGAATGTATTGATTGCGGAGTGTGTATTCCGGAATGTCCGGTTGATGCAATTATTGACGATTATCAAATGAAGGATTATCCTGACAAAGATTGGATTAAGATTAACCATGAGATGTCAGAGCAATGGCCTAACATTACAGATCAAAAAGATCCTTTGCCTGAGGCAGAAGAATTTAAAGACACAAAAGATAAAAAGAGTTTAATGGAGAAATGATTGGCTATTAACTATAACGAGTTAAGAGATTTAATAGATTTAAGTAAATGTCCTCACCTTATTGAAAAATACAAAGGTGTTGTTTCTTTGCCTCTTGACTTAGAACCATTTGTGTTTGATAACGAAACTGCTTTTTGGGATCTATGGACAAATGAGAATCATGTTGTTTGGAGAAATCATATTGATAGAGGATCTAGTAATTTAACTAGCCCAGAACTATCACATACACAATGGCATGGGTTAGCACTACATGAGGACATGGAACTGTACGAACATGGATCTTGGGGTACTAAAATTACCGAAGAGGCTAGAAAAATAAGTCCTATTATGGTACAAAGAATGTTTGACGAACTGCCATTTGTTAGAATAAGAAGTATTAGGCTTTGGTCTGCACATAAACAAATACCAGCACACTATGATGGTAACATGCCAGACAGTTTAGATGGTAAAATGTTCTTTCCTACAGAAATTCGTATTATGTTACAAGATGATAATCCAAAACCTACATTCTGGCTTACTTCTGCTAAAGAGCATAAACCTAATACCGAAGTACCAGCAGATCAAAAGCATTATGTTGTACTACCAGAAGGTACCAATACATTTGCATGGAATAATGAAGATTACTTGCATGGTGCAGATTTTGATGGATCAAACCGTAAAGTATTGGCAGTAATCAAAGGTTGGGTAGACTTAACAAAATTAGAAACCTTACTTGATAAAAGTATTGCAAAGTACCCAGACTTTGTAGTTAAGATTTAGGTTGACTTTACAGTTTAAATCTAGTATAATACGTTATAATGAGGAGAGCATATGAAATACTATTATAGTGAGATATTTCACAGTATACAAGGTGAAGGACATTATACTGGTGTTCCTACTGCTTGGATACGTTTCTTTTTATGTAACTTACAATGCAATGGATTTGGTCAGATAGATCCTACAAACCCTAGCACATATGAGTTGCCTTTTGAGGACTTTGATGTATCTAGTGTAGACAGAGTTGAAGACTTACCTGTATGGGACAAAGGTTGCGACAGTAGTTACACTTGGGCAAAGAAGTTTAAAAGCCTAATGGGACATGAAGAGCCTGATGTATTAGCAAATAAAATTATTGATATTATTAGAACAGATAGTAATCCAGAAGGACGATTCCTACATCCAGTTTCTCAATATAGACAACATTTATGTATTACAGGTGGTGAACCACTTATGATTACTGGACAACGTGCAGTTATTGGAATATACAATGAACTGCATAGACAAAGTAACTTACCAGGTAGTATGACATTTGAAACTAATGGTACACAGAAACTAAGTGACGATTTTAAGAATTGGGTAGAGTCAATTGATACTGAAATATTTTTTAGTGTCAGTCCAAAACTATGGACAGTAGCAGGTGAGAAGCCTGAGAAGGCTATTAAGCCAGACAATGTAGCAGAGTATTATAATTTATCTAAAGCAGGTCAATTAAAGTTTGTAGTAGGTGATAAGGAGGAACATTGGCAAGAAATGGAAAGTGTAATTGCACAATTTAGAAAAGCAGGAGTAAAATGGCCAGTTTGGGTTATGCCTGTTGGTGCAAGAGAAGAAGAACAAACTGCAACGGCAGGTGCTATTGCAGAAAGAGCATTCAAACGAGGATATAATGTGGCGGCAAGAGTGCATGTTTATTTGTTTGGAAATGCTATAGGAACATAAATAACGTTGCTTACAGAAGGCAGTTTTACACAAAATAGAAAAGGATTTCTAACTATGAATACAATTAAGGTTATTCCAGTGCTTTTTTCTACATTAGCAGTACTAGGTGCATGTTCACCTGGTCACATAGCGGCCAATAAAAACGGCAAAGCAGAATATGTTTGGGTTGGATGTCAAAAGGTTGTAAAGAATCCTAGTCCGTCAGGAGCATATGCTATTAGCCCTGACCCACTTCAGGATTTGGCTATTGGTGACAACTTTTACTTTAAACAAGTCGGCAATGACGGAACTGTTGGTCCAGTCGAAACTGGAGAACCTTGCAAACACTAAATTTTCTGATAATTCAAGGAGATAAAGAAATGCAAGTTAAAGGTAAACTAGACGAACTAATGGAAGACAATGACTGGGCTCTTATATTTGGAGAGGACGGTCGTGTAAAAGGAATTTTTATTCCGCAAGGCAAACAAGAATCAGACGTGCCACAAGAAATGGAAAACTTACTCCGTGTAATGGGCATAAATTTATATGAGGACGGAGCATCCGTCCATTAATTAGGAATAGCTAAACCCCTTTGGGGTTTGGCGTTTCTTACTTAGGAGTGTTAATGTCGAGACATTTTATTGAAACTAATCCATGTGAAGGTATATGTGTAGCAGGGTACGGTCCAGAAGGTCAATATTGTATTGGCTGTTATCGTACTGATGAAGAACGTATAAATTGGAGAAATTACTCTGATGAAGAACGAAACGACATTATAGCACAAATTGTAATACGAGAGGAACAAAATGATGCTTGATTGGCTTAAAAAGAAACTCAGTAAAGAAGTAAAGCATGATCCAACAATGGCTGAGAAAATGCAAAATAGCAAAGAACCTTGGGTTAATGTTATTACTTGTGATGTTAATAAGGATAATCCAAAAGAAGGATACTTTGAATTAGAATGGAATCCTGCATTTGTTAAGCATTTAATTAAAGCAAATTACTATGGGCCTACACCTGAAGCAGTAGTTGATCAATGGTTTACAGATTTATGTACAAACGTTAGTTTAGATGGACAAGCACAACAAAGTGCTATTGCTGATGGTAATAGAGTCCGAACTAACGAGAAAACGTTAAACCAAGAATGAAGTGGTTATTAGTATTAGTTGCAATAAATCTGTATCCAGATGGTTCGGCAGAACATTATATATTGACAAGTCCTACATTTAATAGTTTAGAACAATGCCAGCAAGAAGCAATGGTAAATCATAAAAAAGTAAAGCAGTTAGCATTAGACTATCTTGGTGGCCCTGCTAAAGTCTATTGTTTTGATCAAGATAATCTTAAAGAATACATAGATCAAAATGCAGTAGGCGGACCTACTACCCCGTCAAAGAAGCATCCAATTTAATGTCCAAGAAAAAGAAAACACATGAATTGTCTGCATATGATAAACTTTGGTTAAAAGCAATGAATAGTTGTTTAGATCATGAAGGTAAAGTAATTCCATATTTTTGGTTGACAAATAAAAAATAGTGTGCTATATTATAAAAACAATAAAACTTTAGGAGAAGTTTATGTCATTTCTATTAGTTGACGCCGCTAACTTGTTTTTCCGTGCTAGGCATGTAATACGCCATGGTACATCAGAAGAACGTGTTGCAATGAGTTATCACATTATATTTGCTAGTATCTTAAAGCAATGGCGTGAGCAAAAAGCTACTCATGTTGTATGTTGCTTTGAAGGACGTAGTTGGCGTAAGAATGTATATCCTCCTTATAAGGCACAAAGATCAGATGCTCGTGCAAAACTTACAGTTAAAGAGCAAGAAGAAGAAAAGATCTTTTGGGAAAGTTTTGACGTATTTAAAGAGTACCTAACTAAACGTACTAATGTAACAGTACTACAGAATCCTGGTGTTGAAGCAGATGATTTAATTGCACGTTGGATTGATTTACACCCTAACGATAGACATGTAATTGTATCTAGTGACAAAGACTTTGAACAATTGATTGCTTCTAATGTTGATTTGTACAATGGTATAACTGGTATTAAGACTACTATTGATGGCTACTTTGATGATAAAGGCAAACCAGTTAAGGACAAGAAAACAAAAGAATTAAAAGCGGCTCCTAATCCAGACTTTATGTTATTTGAAAAATGTATGAGAGGCGATGTGTCTGATAATATTTTTAGTGCATATCCTGGTGTTCGTACTAAAGGTACTAAGAATAAAGTAGGTCTACAAGAGGCATTTGCAGACAGAGATAACAAAGGGTTTATGTGGAATAATCTAATGCTACAACGTTGGACTGATCACGAAGGCGTAGAACATTTAGTTAGAGATGATTATGAACGTAATGTTAGCATTATAGATCTACATGCACAACCTGAAGATATTATTAAAGAACTAGATTCTACTATTGGAGAAGCAGTACAAGTGCCTAAGAAACAAGGTGTTGGTATACATTTTATGAAGTTCTGTGGTAAACACGATATGCAAAAGGCTGTAGATCAAGCACAACATCATTCTGAATGGTTAAGTTCCGTATATGGGTAGGTTAAAAGTATACTTAACGGTATTTTGATGATAAATACAGTTGAAGGAATAAATTTATGAGCAGACCTAAACCTACAGTAATATTAACACATACAGATCAAACAACATATAAGTCAGAAGAGGTACTTAGTGCCGATGCAATATATGCTGTCTTTCACAAAGACAAGCCTATTAATCTTCGTACTTTAAACTCGCTTGTATCTTATCCTGGACCTAAATATAAGAAAGTATCCTTTTCTAATCCAGGACATGCATTTAACTTGTCAGATCGATTAAACAAATTATTTAGAACAAACGATTTTTCTGTTGTTGAATTAAAAAACGGCAGAAAGATTGTTGAGCATGGATCTAGCAAATAAACTAGTTAAATATTACATAGACAAAAATCCGAGACAAGGTATGTGGGAAACCACAGAAGTTACTCCTTATAGTATGTTTAAAAACTATACTGAAGGTAAGGAGAAAGGTCTAAGACTTACTAGCTTTGGTTGGAGTCTTATGCGGAAAGATTGGACTCATTACTCTCATCAATTACCAACTGGATTTCGTTTAAATGCTGGACACTTAATAGGATTGCAAAATCATTGCGATTGGCCTTACTATATAGGTGCAGGGTATTTGAGACTATTTGGAGAGGCGGATAACATAGAAGTACGGCTCGTAAACAACGATATTATGCTATGGCTTAATAGTTTAAGCACGTTAGGCCAAGGTAAATTTTAAATAAATACATACATGAAAGACTGGAACCCCTATATTAAGGCCGGTTGGGAATTGGTTACAGAAGCAACTTCGGTTACTCCTATATACCTAGATCCAGAAATTGAACATTTCCTAGTTTTCACAATCGCAAGAACAATCGAACGTAATGACATAGGTAGCGAATCTGTTGCTATTAAAATACTAGAAGCACGTTCTATTCCTAGAGGTAGATCCAGACAACCAATTCTCCGAGCTATTGGTGAAGAATGTTTGTTTATAGATGCATGGGATATTAAAAAACGTAAATGGCCTAGTATGACATACTATAGTCAAATGGGTCAAATTGCTTTTATGCAGTCTTCTTTGTCTACTAGACCAAACAACGAACTATTAGAAAAGGCTAGTAATAGTTTTACTATGCTTTCTAAGGTACTTAAATCAGTTCGTGACCTAGCAAAATTCTAGTCCTAACTTCGGTAACTTCTCCCGTATACAGTAAATATAGGTGTTACGGTATAGAGCCGTAACTAAATATTTTTAGGAGATTAAAATGATTGACCCAAGAATAGAAATATATGACATGATTTGGGATATTAGCAACAAGTTAAATGAGCTAACAATGAAGTTGTCAGAAATACCACATGAAATCGAAGAGTACGAAATGAACTTCCACGGACCATGTGAGGGTGATTATATGCACCCAGACACACCAACACACGCCAAGCCAGACGGTTTTGGTGAAGATGCTTATTGGGACGCCCCAATGCAAGTTTGGATGGAACCATCACAATGGGAGTGGGACGAGCATGATATGTTCGGAAATGCCGCTACAGACTATTGTTATGATTGCGATGCTGAAGAATGGATGTATTCAGATGAGCCAGATTGGTCTAATGAGTACACATGGGAAATGGATTACGGTATGGAGTACGATAGTATCTCCGGTGATGACATGCCTCCAATGCAAGAAGGAATGGATGGTCCAATGGATGCAAACATTGACGCACCAGCAGTTGAAGCAACAATGATGCCTGAGGAAACTCAAGGTAGCACTCCAGGTACAGAAGGAAAAGAGTAGTAACAAGTCCGCTTTTATAAAGGGGCTTTTTTTATATCTCCTAAGTTTTGGCGAGTTATTAAACCCGTATACTACAATGTATACGGGTTTTTTCGTGACTAAGTTATTGTAATCATTGAAGAATAAAAAAAATAAAAAAAGAACCAGAAAAAGGTTGACCTTTTAGGACCTGTGTGTTATATTATATACATAATGCAGTTGCGAATGGCGTAATTGGTTATTAAATTAAAGGAGATTAAAGTGTCAGATATCGTTACTAATGAAGTTCTCGAAGCGGCAATTGAAGAAGTTGCCAAAGGTGAAACATTTAAATTTGTTGGTTTTGCTACCAGTAAAAAGGGTCGAGGTAAACTTCGTTTCTCAAATGACAAGAGGCGTACACGAACTTTGGTCCGTAATGGTTTTACTGACGTTAAGTTTATTGAACTTCCTTATGCAATGAACAAAGAAGAAATTCTTGCTAGTTCATTTGTTGATATGGTTACCCCTGTAGTTGTAATTGAAAATATTTCAGAAAATATGCAAAAAGAGGTTGACCTTTCTGCATAAGGTGTGTATAGTAGTAACATAATTAAAATTAACCCATATAAGGAGCCACATAATGGGACAAGCAGAAACTAAAGTAAATGAGCCAAACACTCTAAAAATTAGCGAGTGTAAGCCAATTATCCGTAAAGCAGTTAACAAGAAACGTCCTGTGTTTATTTGGGGACCTCCAGGTTCTGGTAAATCGGATATGGTTGATCAAGTTGCAAATGAATTTGATAACAGTCTTGTTATTGATATGAGAATGGCACTTATGGACCCTACAGATATTAAAGGTGTTCCATATTACTCCGCTAACGATAATACTATGAAATGGGCACCTCCAGCAGAATTGCCTAATGCGGAAACTGCTAAAGAATATGAAATTATTTTTCTTTTCTTAGACGAGCTTAATAGTGCTCCTCCAGCAGTACAAGCCGCGGCTTATCAATTGGTGCTTAATCGTAAAGTTGGATCTTATCACTTGCCAGATAATGTTGTAATTATTGCCGCAGGTAATAGACTTGGTGATAAAGGTGTTACTTATAGGATGCCTAGTCCATTAGCAAATAGATTCTTGCATATTGAGTTGAGAGTTGACTTTGATGACTGGGAGATGTGGGCAATTGATAATGCTATTCATCCTCAGGTTGTTGGTTACTTGAAACAGTTTAAAGGTGATCTTTTTAACTTTGATCCTACAATGCACGACAGAGCTTTTGCTACTCCTCGTACCTGGGCTTTTGTATCAGATATGATTGACGACGATATGTCAGAAAGTGCTAATACTGATATGGTATCAGGTCTTGTAAGCGAAGGCATTGCAATTAAATTTATGTCTCACCGTAAGCATGCCGCAGATCTTCCAGATCCAGCAGATGTACTTAGTGGTAAGGTTACCAAGTTTGATTCTAAAGAAGTATCGGCTACATATGCATTGGTTGTTTCATTGTGTTACGAACTTAGAACAAAGTATCAAGATGCTAAACGTTCTGGCAAAAATGAGGACTTTAATAAGGCCGCTGATAATTGGTTAGGCTTTTGTATGGAAAACTTTGAACCCGAAATGGTTATCATGGGTGCTCATACTGTTCTTAAAAATTATAAGGTGATTTTTGATCGTAAGAAAATGACAAACTTCCCGGAATTCTTTAAACGTTATGCAAACTTGCTAACAGATGACTAAAAGAATTCGAGACTGGGCTATAAGCGATAAGTTATATGGCCCAGATGCTCGAACAATATGGCAGGACCAGCCTCCTCAATCTTCGGAAGTTAGCGAGTGGCTCCGCAAACAACGAACTGGCTGGTCCTGCCGCTCTACTGAGCTGATACCCAGATGGCGGTTAAAGAAATGGTGCAAAGATAATAATTTAAAACAATTAGATTATGATTATACTAAACATGAAATTTGGTTTAGGAAAGATGAGGATGCTATGCTATGGGATCTATCTAAACCAGATCAAATACAGACACAACCGGATTGGTGTTAAATGAAACAGTCATACGTTATAATTACTAGCCTAAAAGAAGGTGTACACCTTAAGTCTAGTGAAGATAAAAATAAAGAATTAAAATCTCTAGGATTTGATGTAGAGGTTGATGTGCGGATAGGCTTGAAGTATACCCTAGAATGTAAACCAGACGAAGTTGAAACAATAGCCAAATCATTAATAAGTCCAACAATGGAAGACTACCTTATAATAAAAGGTTGACCTTTGGTCCTGTTTGTCGTATAGTGTATACATAATAATAAAAATAATAACACGGAGAGCCACATGTTTAAGAAATTATCAATAATGTTAGTAATAATATTCACAGTTTTACTAACAATAACTATTGCAGAAGCAAAGCCTAAATTTTTTCAAAAAGAAGTTAATAAAGAACAAGCAATAAACTCTTTGAAAAAAGGTGGTATGATAGTATTTGTAAGACACACTTATGCACCTAAAGTAGAAGGTAATATGACTAAAGGTTACGATGGTAAAAAGCCATGCGAACAACAAAGAAATTTACTTTCAGAAGGCAAAAAGCAGGCAGAAGATCTTGGTAATTTTATAAGAGAAAACAACATTGGAATTGAAAAAGCATATGCAAGTCCTATTTGTAGATGTTGGGAAACTGCTGAAATTGCAGGAATAGAGTTTGAGAAGAATAACCTGTTCCAGGCAAAGAATTGGAAGAAAGATCAAAAAGTAAAACAGATGAGAGATATAATTAAATCCTGGAACGGTAAAGGAAACTTGTTTGTTTTTACACATTTCAAAGTAATGAAATCTGTGTTTTCAGGCTTTAAGGCAGACAATGGACAGATGCTTGTAGTAAATAACAACTTAAAGCAAGTTGGAGTAATTAATATTCCATACAATTTTAACAACATAAAGTAAAAAACAGGTTGACCTTAGGGCCAGCATATGCTATATTATAAGAACAATAAGGAAATGGAGCCACACATGACCCAAGATATCGCAGAAAAAGCAAAAGAAAAATTAATCAAAGCAAGAATTACTATGCTTCTAAAGTATCCTTTCTGGGGTCCTTTGAGTGCTAGACTAGTACTAGAAGAAGCACCTTGGTGTCAAACTATTGCTACTGATGGTCGTAAGTTTTATTATAACTCAGAGTTTGTATTAAAACTAGATGATCAAGAATGTGTATTTGGGTTTGCACACGAAGTTGGACATATTATTTACGAACATATGACAAGGCGTGGTAATAGAGATCCAGGGCTATGGAATATGGCTGGTGACTATATTATCAATAATATGCTTGTTCGAGAAAATGTAGGTAAAACAATTACTACTGTTCCTATACTAGTTGATCGTCAGTATGAAAATCATACTGCTGATGAAGTATATGATAAACTGTTTGATAATAATGCCGAAGTGCAACAGACACTTGACGATCATTTAGACCTAGATGGTGAGGGCGATGAGCAACAAGGACAAGGTGGTAACAGTAGTGACGGAAAGCCTAAGTTTAAAAAACTTTCTTCAGAAGAAAAAAAAGCTCTAAGAAACGAGTGGAAAGAAGCAGTAATTGATGCAGTTAATAAAGCAGGTGCTAGTAATGTACCTGGTGAAGTTAAACGTCTTGTTAAACAGATTACTGAGCCAGTATTAGATCTTCGTGAGCTTTTTCAAATTCAGTTTAGCAGTTCGTTAAAGTCTGATTACACTTGGATGCGACCTAACAGAAAAGGTTGGCATACTGGTGCAGTACTTCCGGGTAATCTTCCAGGGGAGCAGTTAGATGTTGTTATTGCACTCGATGCCTCAGGTAGTATTTGGGATAGCACACTATCAGACTTCTTAGGTATTGTACAAGGGTCATTGGATCAGTTCGATGCTTATAATGTTAAAGTTATTACGTTTGATACCAGTGTGTACAACGAAGATAATTTTACACAAGATGATGGACGTGATATGTCCGAGTATGCAATACAAGGTGGTGGCGGAACGGACTTTGACTGTATCTGGGAGTGGCTTAAATATAATGACGTTACACCGCATCAACTAGTAGTACTTACTGATGGTTACCCTTGGGGATCATGGGGAGACGAAAATTATTGTGATACATTGTTTGTAGTACATGGTAACGAAACTATTAAAGCACCTTTTGGTATTACGGCAAACTATATGCCTAAAAGGTAAGGAGGAAAATGAATGGATCAATTAACGTTATGGATGGCATTGGGCTTTCTATTTGCAGGCTATAGTGTTATAGCAAACGATAGTATACAAACACTAGGTACATGGATTGCTAGTAATAACGATCGATTTAAATGGACAACAATGTGGGCCGCCGCTTCGGCGGTTTTATTATGGGCATTGTGGTACGGATGGTATATGAACGGTGGCGACATAAGTTACGGCCGGTTAGATAAGATACCTTTTCAAGAAGTTAAATGGTATCATGCAATGGCACCATTAGTGCTATTACTATTAACAAGGATAGGCGTACCCGTTAGTACGTCTTTTTTAGTTTTAAGTGCTTTTGCAAGTACATTTGTATTAGAAAAAATGCTTGTAAAAAGTATAATGGGTTATGCCGTTGCGGCAGTATTTGCATATATGCTTTGGTTTTTTATAGCTAGATGGATAGATGAAAAGAACAATCCTGTTAAAGAGGAACGTAAAAAGTATTGGCGTATAGCACAATGGGTAAGTGCTGGATTTTTATGGTGGACTTGGCTAGCACATGATATTGCCAACATAGCAGTATTCTTACCAAGACAAGTTCCTTGGGATATGATGTTAGGTGTTAGTATTATATTTGTAGGCGGACTTGCATTTATGTTCCGTGAAGGCGGCGGCAAGATACAAGAAATTGTATTAGAAAAAGCACATACTAGATATGTAAGAAGTGCAACTATTATTAATACGGCATACTTTATATGTTTACTTTTCTTTAAAGAACTAAACAATATTCCAATGTCAACTACATGGGTATTTGTTGGTATACTATGTGGTCGTGAATTAGCAATAGGTACACTTAGTAATGGCGAATATAAACTAAAAAATGTATTTCCTCTTATAGGTAGAGATTTCTTAAAAATGTTAGTTGGATTAGGTGCAAGTTTAGGTATTGTATTAACAATACATTACATATTAGTACCAAACGGCTTCTAATACGGTTACACACCCTATTCAAAATGGCTATAAGTATCAGTGAGCAAATAGAACTTGTTCACTGATTTAATTTTATGGAGAATATTAAAATGGCTGAAGAAACAAATCAAGCACCCGCTTCAACAGATGAAGCACCTGCAGTACCTAAAACTGGTCTTAACTTAGAAGATCTAAAAGTAGTATGTGGTGCGATTGAGATTGGTGCTAATAGAGGCGCTTATCGTCCAAACGAATTTAAGGTAATTGGAGAAGTATGGGAAAGAGTAACTGCTTTTATTAAAGCAACAGAACCAAAAGTTGCTGAAGCAGTAGAAAAAGCACAAGAAGGTGACGTAAATGTTGAACCTGTTAATGCTGAGCCTGTTGCTGAAGTTACCGAAGACAATACAGGAAGCTAGGAGTATAATATGGCTAGATTTATTAAGCACGTTGGGCAAGACGGAAAAGGTGCTCCAGTAGTAGTTGTTTTCCGTGAAGTTCCAAACGACTCAGAACATGCACTGGTAGTTAGAACTGCTGACCTGCCAGAACTACATCATCAAGATCTTATGAAAGCAGTTGAAAGTGTACAAGGACAAGATGCTAATGATATTGGCGACTTTTTACATAGACAAAAGTTTAATGATGGCACAGACATGTTATCAACAATTCATGCTAAAGGATGGTTAATTAAAGTTCCTACTAAGCATATTGTTATGATACCATCACCAGGTAATAAAATTAACTTAGAAGATTTAAACAAAGAACTAAAATTAATTAATCGTCCAAAACCAGGTATTCCAGGACAACCAGGAGTAGCTACACGTTCAGGCGATATTGCAAATGATGCAAGCTCTGGGGGATCTCCAGGAGTATTAGACGATAGTGCTATTGCCGCTAAACTTAGAAGTCAAGCAACAACTTTTGAGGCAGAAGCCAAACGTTTAAGAGCAGAAGCAGAAGAGTTAATTCCATCAACTAGTACACCATCTTTGTCTACAGTTGATATTGTAAACGAGGTTGCAGAAGCTAGTGCAACACCAAAGAAACGAGGAAGGCCAAAGAAGGCTTCAGTAGAGGCCTAATTAAATTAGATCAATAAAGAAGAATATAGATGAGTATTCGTAAGAAAGATCGTAGCTTTGAAGAAATGTTACGAGAGATACAGGTAGATAATGTACCTGTTGAGTATATAGATTATATTCGTGTTTTTCTAGATGATGGATCTCAAATTGTCTTCAGGCAAAACGAATTAAGTGGAATCAAAGATAGTAGTGATATCTTAGAAATTAAACAGTTACAAGAATGTTTAGATCGTATCGTTGACTTTGAAGTTATGATGAATTCGGAATTAGTTAAAACTAAAGTAACTAGATTTGTAGGAGCTTTATTAGCTACACACTTCTCGGAGAAGTAATATATGGATTTTGTTTTTATTAATCCAAGTGAAATTGCAACTAGATTCTTTCAAGTATTTGAAAGATCACTTACTATTGGCGTAAAGCTAACAGATGAGTTTGTTCCCCAATATGAGCCTGCTGAAGTTGGTGAACTACCATTACTTGACTTTGGCTTTCAAGGTTCGTTTGATACAATAGCATGGGATAAGCCAGGTGTTGCTTTACAAAAGATGCACAAGTTTAAACAATTTGACTTGGATGAATATCAAGATAACGAAGTTCCAGATGATGTTATCTTAATCGATATGATATGTCATCAACGAGTATATGCTGTAACTAGTCAATGGTTAAGAAAAGATGGCGGATGGGTTATGCAACGTAATGCCGATATCAACAATGATAAACATGGTTATAAGGCTTTGGCTATTGAAGAGATAGAAAAAAGAAGATTATACGGAACAATACAAACTTACATTTATCCAGATAAATCAGTTAAATTTAAACTACACCCAATTGATATGGCATATATCACAAGTAAAGAAATAGTTAATAGACATTGGATTACTATCTACCCATCCTTAGTTGCTAATAGAAATAGACCCGAAGTTACTAATTATTTGTTTAATGCTTGGATAGATAAAACATCTATTTAGAGTATGCCCTGTAACTACCAAATAATAAATCCCAAATAGGAACAAATAATCCATAGTTTCTATAAGGCTCTGCATGATGTACTAAATGCCATTTTCCAGATGTAATTGCTGGATACCAACTAAATTTAGGATTGTGTTCAATTACTTCTTGTAAGAAAGCGGCCCAAAAATAGTATGCAATACTAACCCACCATTCTCCGGTTATATAACTAAAGATTAAAGTAGGAACAACTTCTGTAATCCAAAGATCTAAAGTTGATAACCAGGTATCGTTAAACAGAAAACAATTATTCCAATGCCATTGTGTTCCGCCAGTGGTGTTAATATATTTGTGATGATCGTTATGAGCTTTAAAAGACACAGGAAACCATCTACGTCCGTGAACATGAATGACCCTATGTATAATATAAAGTAATAAGGTCCATAACAAAAATGTGAGTATCATGTGTATCATTACTGCTATTTATTTGGTTAATTGATTTTAGTTAATCCGATAAGTAGTAGTATGGAAAAACTTTTTCAAAAAATTGACGATATTCCTAATATTGAGGACTTAGTGTTTAGAATTAATAAGGCTTTGTATGTACATAAAATTAATAAAACAGTAACAATTCAATCACCCGAATATAACTTTTATGAAATAATAGATGAATTTATAAAGGCAAATCCGCATCCAGTTTGGAATGGTTTAAGTTTGAAGTCTGGGTTAATTTTTGTGTTAGGTAAAGATAAGGCACAAGGCCTACATATTGATGGTTTTAGAGCAGACAGATCAGGTGCATCAAATTATGCATTAAATATTCCAATTCGTAATACTGGTATTGGTAGTATGGATTGGTACGGAGAAGCTCCGTACAGATTAGAGGTTCAAAAAATAGCAGATGCAACTGTAATGGGAAGAAAAACAAACTCTAACAAATATTTAAAACTTGAATGGGACGGAGAGCCAAAACTAATTGCGTCTGTAACTATTAAGGATCCTCACTTAGTTAGGATTGATGTTCCACATCAAGCAATTAACTTATGCAAGGAAAAACCTAGAGTAATGCTTTCCATTCGATTTACGCCAGATTTAAAATGGTTATAATATAGTATAGAAGGAGTTATCATGACTATATCTTTAAAATTATCAGATGCGGCAGAAGAAATACCTGTCGCTAACTCTTTGCATAGAAGAGCCCCTTTTATGAAAAGCACGTTACAACCTCGAGAACCTTATCCTAGTTTAATTAAACTAGAATTAACAGAAACAGATACAGACTTATTAATCAAAGATACTTTAGAGGCTTTAGATAATGTAGGTATGTTTGGGTATAGACTAAGAGGTAAAAGACCAGATGGATCATTAAAAAGTGATACTGGTTATTTAGGAATGGGCTTAACATATAATCCTTTGCATATTGACGGAATTGAAACAGACCCACATGAACAAGTGCAAGGAAATCACTTTAAGCATATTAAGCAGGAGTTTGGTGCAAAGTCTGGAGATGGTCGTGTTAGTCCTTATAGTAGAATGGATCAATCAGAGGCTAGAAAAATTGCAGTAAGAAAAGATACACATTATGATACTTATAGCATGGCTTTTCGTACAGAAGGTAGTAAGCATGGATACTTAGGAACATTCTTAGATAGTTTAAAAAGAAGTATGGTTAGATCTAGTCTTCGTATAATTTCTTCTCATGGTTCTACACAAGCAATGGGTCAAAAGGGAGCAGAACGTGCAACACAAAGACCAGGTGTTGCGTGGCACACAGACGAAATGATGTTTAACAATTTAAGAATTAATATTGCTATTAAAACATCTAAAGAGTTTGTACTAGAGCAACAAACAAACGTAGGAAAACTAATTCACTTAGAAGCACCGTATGCATATAGTTGGGACACAGGTATTCCTCATCGTGCTTATTGTTCAGAGAAACCAGAAGAGCCTTTTTTCCGTACACATATTATGTTAGGTGTTGCTCCGTGGTTTGACTTCAATGAAGAAACCCAAACTTGGACACAAAACGAATTCTACGAGAAAAAACATCCATGGGATATGTTATGTGATGGAGATATTATCCCAGGTGCAAAATTGGTTAGACAAGATTAAATTATTATCTTAAGTAAAGTAACAACGGAGTACATTCATGGAACAACATTGGGTTGCTTTAGCCACTACTGCTGAAAACAGTATACTGGCTTGGTGTTCAGATTTAAATACATTAGAACAGGCTTGCTCTGGAGAATTTCGTGCCATATGTAGAGTGTATGGTGTAACTGGAGAAGAACTTGCATTACTTCGTTCTAATAAACTTAATTATAAATTACAATATATTGATGCTAGAACTACTAAATTTGTTGACGAAGAAGATCGAGACAATGATACTGAAATACTGAGCAAAAAACTTCTTGCTAGAGTAATGTTAACAAAAGAGCTTCATCAAAGATTAGAGCATGGATATAAACGTTTCCAAAGTCTTGTTCCTTGGCAAGAAACGGCATATCTAATAAAAGAAGAACAAGCAAGACGTGTTATTAAAGGAGATACATCTGATATAGGTTTTATACAAGATGAGGCACAATTTAGAAAACTTCCTTTAGAAACTATTGCTAATCTAGTTATAGCAAAAGCAGATAATCTAAAATTCCAAATAATGAAATTAGAAAGAATTCGAATTAAAACACAAATGGCAATTAATACTATAAAAACTAAAGAGGATGTTCAGGATATTCGAGCAACGTTAGCCGAAGAATCATTTGTGAGCATGTTAATGTAATGAAAAATTTATTATACTATATTCCGCATAGAATACTTAACTCTGGTAAAGGAGCTAATATTAGCAATATACAACGAGACTTTTTAGGTATGTTTAATCCTTGGATTAGTTTAAGTGACAGGACTGGTACACTTGACTTAGGAGTAGATGTTTTTAACAATAGTCCAATACCAGAAAAAAGAACTCCAGAAAGTTTTGAAAGTTGTTCTGTTAGCAGAATGACTAACATTATTAAATCTTTTCAAAACGACGAAAGTAAAGAAAAGTTAGTTATTATGTACTCAGGTGGCATTGATAGTACATTAATTGTTTGCTTATTGATATCTAGTCCATATTGGGAGGATATTAAAGATCATATACTCTTAGCATTCAATGAAGATAGTCAAATTGAAAATCCTAAGTTTTTTAATAATGTTATATTAGATAAGTTTGGACATTGTTTAATTTCTAGTAATAACTTTTATGACATTATTACTAACCCAAGTTATAGTGTAGTTACTGGAGAATGTGCAGATAATTTATTTGGAAGTCTAACTGTTAAAAGCTATATGGATGCAACAGGGAAGTTTGATTGCTTACATAAAGATTGGGAATCTGGTTCGTTAGACTGGTTATTAAATAAGTCTGACCCAGAAACAAGAGATCAACGTGAACAAATGTTATATGACTTAGTAAATGCAAGTCCTATTGATATTGCTACTAATCATGAATTTTTATGGTGGATTAACTATAGCATGAAATGGCAGGCTGTTAAGTATCGTATGGGTATGCATTCTCCAAATAAACAACAAGCAGAGTATATGTGCGAACATATTATTAACTTCTTTGATACAGAAGATTTCCAACTGTGGGCATTATATACAGAAGAACCAAAACTTGGAGATACTTGGGCAAGTTATAAACTTCCGGCAAAGAAACTTATCAATGAAGTAGTTGAGGATTCAACTTATCTTATACACAAAACAAAGTGGCCTAGTTTACCAACTATTACACGTTATAATAATTCTTGGGGTTATCTATATGAAGAAGACGGAAAACTAAGTGTTTCCAAATATTGATTTTTTACTTTTTAGTTTGTAGTTAATCTTTTTCTTAAACTGGTCTGTAAAGACTCCATCTACTCTAATACTGAAAGCAGAATAAGGACTTGTATCACTTCCGTGATAGTTAGCAGTATCAAACCATGCTACTTGACTCTTAATATAATGTCTTGTATCACTATCCTTATCTTCTACAAAAAATGCTTTCCTATCCATAAACATATTAATCCAAATAAACTCATCTGGGTCTGTAACCCTATTTAAAGGATTATGATCTCTATGTGTTATACATTGCTGATCCTGGTCATTATAGAATATTAAAGTTCTACCAATTTCACTAAAGATATTTTGTTCGTCTACCCAATCCATAAAAAACTTAAAGTTATCATAAAAGGGTCCTTCTTTATTGTTCTTTGCTAAGTGCTTATCTGCATAATCTTTTGTAGTAGGTTGCTTTATAAACATGTTATAACCAATGCCTTGTGCTTCAGTTACTAACTTTACAAACGTTAATGCATAACTAGGCTTACCTGTTGCTAGGTATTCATGCACTTGTTCGTGTCCTGGTGCAGTATTATCTCCAGCAATACGTTTTAATGCAGTAGATAGTTCCTCTCCTGGATTCTCTTCTGGCCAATTCAATCCAGCACCAGCTACTGCAGGAAGTACTTGACAACCTACTTTTAATCCTAACCATGAATCAGCAAAAGCCTTACATAGTTTTATTTTTAATTTATTAAGCCCTTCAATATCAATGTGATTGTCTAAGTTAACGTAAGGCTTTCCATTAATTTTGTATATCATTCAACCCAAATTTTTCTACAATCTCTTGCATTTCTCGTTTACTGATACCAAAGTTTTCGCCTATCTCGTCTATCCTATTAATATCAATTTCTCTGAACATGAGAGATTTAACAAACACAAGTTCTTGTTTACTCAGCTTTACTGATTGCTCTTGGTAATCCTCAAAGGCTTCACATGCTACAGGAAACTTTTCTTTTACCATATCATACATTGCTCTAGCATATTCTTGTATTTCCCATTGTGCATGGCTATCCATTCGTAGTCTAGCATAATGTAAAAAGTTTTTAAGATTGGATTTCCAGTAACATTCTGTATATCCGCCTACTGGAAGAACTTGCCTCGCAGTCTCTCTAGCCAAGTTAAGGTTATCGGAATGTTCTGTGTAGAGGGAGTAATCACGATCCCATGACTCGTTAATATCGTCACTGATTCGTCTTTTTGTTTCTTCGTCAAGCTCTCCTTCTCTACCTTGCTTATTGGTTGTACTTTGTGGCTTGATGTTCTCTGAGTTGGGTACATAGACTTCGTCTGTAAGTACCGAGTAGCGGGCTGAATATTCATTTAATGATGCCGTCCTATGTCTAACTAATTGCCTCATTACAAAAATAGGCAGTTTAATGTGAAACTTTACTTCGCACATCTCGAATGGCGTAGTGTGTTCATGTCGCATTAGATAACGTATTAATGCTCTATCACTACTAGCTTTTTTAGTACCATCACCGTAACTAACACGAGCGGCTTGTACAATAGAGTTATCTGTGCCCATATAATCAACTAGGCCAATAAATCCTTTATCTAATACTTGTTTGTAATTCGGGTCTTTATCAAAATCTATCTCCGAACATAATGTCATACTGTTTCCTTTGCTTCTGAGTTTCTTTCTATTATAGCATGTTTTCTGTTTCCCCACAACCTTTTTATTTCCGAAAGTGGAGCAAACGGTAACATTATAATTAAGCAAGGATCAAACTCGTGCCATCTACCACTTACACTTGCTCCAAAATCAAAGCTACTTGCTTCTCTATGATGGTTATTATGCCAACCACTTCCAAAATGAAAATATCCTATTGGCCAACAGTTTGTACTACAGTCTTTGTTATTAAAGTTTTGGTAGCCTGCGGCAGGAACATGTCCAAATGTATTAACCATTCCGTCCATGTGTAAACTAGATAATGCTCCCATAATCCAAAACCAAAATGTAAATTGCCATCCAAATAATAACAAACTAACTAGTAATGTTCCGTATATAATTTTATTATAATGATTATGCAACCACACAATCTTTTTATCTCTTAATAGGTCAACGGCATAACGAAAACTTACACTATCCTGTTTAATATCAAACTGCCAACCCATATAACTATGCCACCAGCCGTTTTCTACAGGAGTGTGAATGTCCTTACCTGGCTGATCACTAACTTTATGATGATGTCCTCGATGTAATGATGCCCACCATAGAGGACTTCCTTCTCCTACCATAACTGCTAACCAGTATAAGAATGGTTTCATCCATTCACGTGGCTTCCAGGATTTATGACTTAATAGTCGATGTAGTGTTAAATTATTTCCAATACCATCTAATGTAATCCATCCACATAACATTGCAACTAAGTACCACCATTCCCAACCAGTGTAAATTAAATAAGGTATTAGTGTTACAGCAAGTAAATGATATGGTAACCAAATTGCTACTATAAAAGGTATTTGTTTTGTTTTTTTGTATAGGCCTACCTGCCCTTGTATCCAAGTACTAATTGCCATTTATTCTCCTATTATTTCTGATTGCTTTGCCACCTTCTGAGGGTGCTTCTGTATCAGTTCTTCGTAGTATATATCTTCTAAAGTTCATATTATGAGGATGTAGTGTTCTTCCTAGCAGTTCATTAACTAAACTATAGTGTGTTAATGTTTTTGCTGGAATTGTCATCTCAACAAAGGTATAATACTTTTCCCGTAAGAATAACATAATACGACTATACGGATCTTCTCTATCTTCCGGATAAGTTAAAAAGAATTCATTTAATCCAATAGCTTCGTGTATATTACAAAGCTCTGTAACTATTTCTCTAAACATTGGTACAAATTTAATTCCCATTGAAGGCGACAAAATCCAAGCAAAGCACCAACTAGGAGAATGAGGTAAACGTCTTACTCCTACAGCTGAAATTAGTTTATCATTTTTATATACTCCCCAACAGGCTCGCTGACTAAAGTTTTTAAACTTGTCAGGATCTAACATAAACATTCTAAAAAACTTTTCTCTTTCTTTAACCTGATCAATATCAAATCCTACTCTAAAATCTGGATACTTACTAGGATCCACTCCATCGTAGATACTATCAGCAAGTTCTAAAACTTGTTGTAGATTAGTATGGTTAAATTGTTTTAGTTTATATGCTGACATACTGTTTCAATCCCTTGCTCTAAATTATGCTTTAATAGGTCTGTTGGTATAGTATACTCTACAGGAGTATAACTGTCTAATGAAGGATGTCTATTTTCTTCTACATAGTCCCATAAGTGCATATAGTTTTCCATACCATGATACTTTGGTCTCATTCTAAATTTAAATCCTGCCTCAGAGTAAATTCTCATTTTACTACTAGTCCATCCGTATTTGTATTCAAAGTTATCGTTTATTAATAAACTTGCTGTTGGTATATTTAAAAAAGCAAGCATTGCTTCAGGTGTATATGTGTAGAAATTATTTAATGCTATTTGTCCTGTCTTATCTTGGAATCGTCTCCACACACCGTCTTGATCTTCCTTTTTTAAGAAAACCCAACCCCACGTTGTCTCACCTGTATTGTAATCTACAGTTGGCTTCTTTTCTAATTCTACTTCATCAACAGACATCATAGGCTCTTTAAAATCCTCAACAACCTTCATTAGTATTTGTTGATAAAAAGTATAAGATTGATATTTCTCTGCAATGTCTAAATACTCTCCACTTAAACAAAACTCTTCTGGATCAAACTCTATAATCTCAACTTTCTCATTAAATTCAGATTTCATCATTTCCATCATTGGTCCAATATCATACATGTTAGATTCATCTTTAAATTTAATGGTTGCCAGTCTCGGTTTAACACCAGCCGCCTTAAAACTACGAAATGCAATTTCGCTATCTAGACCGCCACTCATAAAAAGTGTTAAGTCTGGATACTGATCAATTATCATTTGGGCAATGCGACGCCATTCAATCTTTGCACTAAAAGTTGGTCTAGTACAACCACCAATAGACATACTAGTAATATCTGTTTCGCTAGTTCTCCATACAGATTCTTTATCCTCGTTATACCAATATCTTAAATGATTGTTTAACGTGTTCATTTAAATAAATTCCAATACAAAAACATATGCTCCATAGGCATACAAAAGTGTTACTGGAATAATAGCAACCATGTTAGGGTCATGAAAAAATTTAATTACCTTTTTCATATTATTATTCTCCGTTTTTATCCACATATTAAAGTTAAGCATTATATAAAAAACCATAACAATCGATGCTAAACCTAAACCTAATATTATGCCTGTACTCATTTATCGTCCTCAAAGTTTTCTCCGTTTACTACCCAGTCTAGTCCGTTAATGTCTGCGTCATGTTGTGCTACTCTATACTCTAGTGCTTTGATTCTAGTATATAATTCATCAATAAGTTCTGAGGAAACATATGTATATCCATTTTTAACTGTAGTCATTTTGTATCCTTTTCACATCATGTTTAAGTTGATCCATTGAAAAGCGAGTACAAGGTTTAATAACTGCCCATTGTGTAGTTGAATGAACTGTTATTGGATTCTCAATAGGAACACAATCAGTCCACCAGTTACTCCATATACCACTAACACTAGAAGGGGTTTTGCCTGTCGTATGTGCTTGAGAAATAACTTCCCATATTAATTTGTTATATTCATTAAAAGTTAGTATCATTCCATTTTTATTATTTGTCATTGCCCAGTTTAAGTTTGCTGTTAGTAAGTGTTTTGTTATATTATGATTTTCTCTGTATTCTTTATCCATCCATAAACGATTTCCGCCACTAGCATAATCAGGATGTAAGTTAGAATGTTCTACTGCACTAACGCCTACTATTGAACCTTTTTCTAAATCATATAATAAATCAATTTGTCCTGTATCTCTTGTCCAACGTCTATGCTCATTTCTTTCTTCTTTAATAAGGTATAATAGTCCTGAAGGTTCAGAATTATCCATATTAGGTATTACATGTGATTTTTCGTAGTCTTTAGTCATTCTTTGTAGGAATGTATTGTATGCAGATTCATGTTTTTTAAAACTCTCTGCATTTGTGGTTTTTATTTCTAAACTTTGCATACTAGTATGTATCTATCAATCGATGTCGTTGCTGTCCAAGCTCATCAGTAGGTGCCAACGTTTTTCGTTTCCACAATTTATTGCAGTATGTAACTCTCTTGTGTCGACTTTGAACACTCCACCATTGGCAGGTATCTCTACTAATTCAGGAGGATCAACAAATAAAAACCGAGCTTGTTTGTTTGTATATGTTGCTATATGTAATCTTTGATGAGGATCTCTATGCATACTATAACAGCTACGAGGCTCCATAATCATTATTCTTGTGCGATATACTTTCCATGGAAATTCGTCAAAGAACTTTTCCCAATATGTTCCAATTAAGTCTGGACGTAATTTATCCCATTGATGCTCGTTGTCGCCTAAATATGTTCCTGTACCTTCAGCATGATCTCCTATGCCGCCTGATTGTAATGCTGTTTGAGATCTAAAGTCTCCTAGTTCGTTATCCCATGCTAATTTTTTACATTCCTCATGCAACTGTTCTACATCGTTGATAACATAAGGCTTGTCGTTATGTCGCATACGGTACTTCTTACTCATTATACCTCTCCTATAACCATAAACCTATTGCATTTTTCTAAGTTTAATTCACCTTGATAATGTATCTTCGATACTCCACATTCTTCAACAAACTCGTCTAAATGAGAAAAGCAATTAACATGATCTGGAACATCAAACATATTGTTACCTTGTAATACAACTCTAGTTCCTTTAGGAAGAGACTCGACCCAACCTCCGTGGTCATGAAAGTGTTCTGTTATTGTATCAACTATAACAAAATTTTCCATTTTGGTAAAGTCCATGGATCTAATATCTTCATTTGATACTCGGTAACGTTCAGTTGATACTCCTGCCATTGACATCTCGTTACCATCAACATCTGTTATGTCTGGTGCTGGTACATTTAATATACAAGATGGATCGTTAACAGTCTTGTCAATATCTACATTAACAACTTTTCCAAACTCTTGTTTACGACAGTTTGCTAAGAAAGGCAATATTCCAAGCCAACCTCCAACTATAATTGTAGTAGTATCTTCTGTAATCCAGTTTACTTCTTTTAATTTGTCTAGTAACCAAACTTTACTTTTAATTTGATTTCTACTTAATGCATCGTGCCAGTTTAACTTTGGACTATATGCTATTGCTTTAGACATACGTTTGAGTTCTGATTGTAATTCAGGAAAATAATTTATACTTGCATTATTTGCAAGTACTTCAATATTATCGTCAACTAAATTTTCTAACATAGTTGTTCTTCCTACTAACAGTCTTGCAAAGTAACATACCTCATAGATGTTTCCTTGTTTTGCTTCTGCTAGTTTATTAGCACCCCAGGCTATGTTTTCTAATGCATCAGTTCCGTTTTCTTTTATCCAACCTGCTGTAGCCCATACAGGTTGAGCAATATCTTCTACTACTTGGCAACCTTTCCAAATTGTATTAATTACTTCATTGGGTGCAGATGTAAACTTGATATTATTATCTTCTCTATGATACATTCCAAGTGCTAGTGCTAGTCTTAACTGATTCCATCTTGTTTTTTCTTTAGCAGGTTCTACACATGCTACTAAATCCTGAAAGTTTAAGAAGTTTTCGATTCCAACATTATAAAACAAATGTTCTAAGTCATCGTCTGATCCTGTTTCTAAGTTTCTTCTAAGCCAATGTAAGCTACTACGAAACCCAATAAACTCCTCCATAAAATACAAAAAAGCTATTCTATTTTTTCTAATAGTATCTTCTTTACTTCCTGGTACTAGTCTAGTATTATTCTTTTGTTTTGCTTCTTGTAGTCTTACCATTACTGCCACCATCCAAACAACTTTAAGTTAGTTCTCCAATGTACATCATCATATGTTAAAGGTTTTTCAGGATGTAACTGTAACTGTTTAAAGAGTAAACTAGCACTTTCGTCTAATATTGGCAAGTTAAATCCGTAAACCTCATTTACTGCATCTTGGAGTTCCTTCATGCCTCTTTCTGTTATTGTTTCAAAACTCTTGAAGTATTCATTAAACCATTCGTAATCCCTGATCAATGTGTAGTCAAAATTATTAAAATATAACTGTCTAATAGCAGTACGAGCACCTATAATACTCCATATACCATTTTTAACATCAGCACCAACTGTTAGCCATGTTAGCAATCGTTGATAGTTTGCGGCATGCATTATTTCTTTAATATTGTCTTTATTAATTACTTTTCCAGCTTCGGTTGAAAGTTTAACTCCTTCTCTAAAGCCTACACGAAAAGCCTGATAAGGAGATGCATTTGTATAAACAGTTGAATAACAACCGGGTAGTTCCTTGTACTGTGATTCGTCCCAACAAAAATCAACTTCATCTCGTTCAGTATTTGATGCTTCGTGACTTTTCATTGACATTAGATGTTCTGTATTCCATAGTTTTAATCCGCCATTACCATACATTAATCCATTTGTAAACTGTCTACCGCCCCAAGTGTAAGACATAAATCCTATACCTTTAGGAAGACGTAATTCAAAGAAAGCAGGATCTACTATACTATCCGCATCAACTGTGATTACATATCCAGCATTAGGAAAAACCTGAGCCGCGGCTTTATGACAAGCATCAAATCCTTTAACACCATGTACACGTTGTACTTCTTGATGTGGTGTTGTTAGTTGTAATGTTTTCCAGTTAGCGTCAGCATTTGGCTCATCAAAACTTAGAAATACAATAGGAATATCTCTGGTAGTTCTAGCAGTATGCTTTACATTTCCTGCAAGTATCTTTGCTTTATCGTCTTTTGATAGTTTAAACATTGACATTGTCAAATTCCTTTTCTAACCATTCCCAGTTATTAATTAGATTCATTTTCTCACTATTAGCATATTTTAAACCATGCTTAACTCCAGCTTTTGCTCCTTTAATAACCCACTCTGCATTTAATCCTTCTGATACTGTTGACCATACATGATATCTCACAGATGCTTCGAACACTTCATCAAAGTAATTATGTGTTAGCAAACTTTCTCTATACTTTTCAATTATAATACTTCTTTTGCCGCCTCTGTATGATGACTTAGATTTGCTATCCCAATCTTGTTTTTGTATATGTTCTTCCAACCTAACAAATTCTTTTTCTCTTTGTTGTTCTCTTCTTTTAATTGCACCAAAAACTGAACCTAATGATGCTAGTTTTGCACACTCTCTAAATGCGCCTATAAACGCACTATCTGGTGTTGCGTTAAATCTTGTTTCACAACTAACTTTAGACTTAGCAATAGTAGATGCTCCTATTGTTGTAGACAAATCAATTTCCCAACTGCGACCTTCTAAAAATGGCTTTTTAGGAAACAACTTAACTCCGCCATATCCATATTCTAATCCATTGACTGGATTAACACTATTCCATACAATTACACACTCGTCTTCTGGATGATCCCAATGTAGTTCGTTTGGATCTGGAACAAAATTAAAATCAAAGTCATCTACAATCCAAGCATCAGCATCAACTACATAGAAGTTGTCTGTTGCTGACTGTTCTGCACAAGTTTTATGTACTTCATAGATTCCTTTAACATCTCTTACTTCTTTGATGTTTGGAACAAATTTTGTTAGTCTCTGGTAGTTTTCTTCTGCGTTCCATTCGCCTTGGGAAATAAAAAATACATCTAACATCTAATCAACCTACTATTAACTGATCAACATCAGCTTCTCTAACTAATGGTGCTAGTCTGATAGGATTAAAGTAACTGGCTTTATAAAACTTACTTGCTTCTTCATTTAGTGTAGATATTTCTAAACCCATATCTTGCTTTAATATTCTTCCTAGCTTTTCTACTTCATTGTATAATTTTTTTGTATTCCAAGAGAAGTCGCTTATTACACAATGCTCATCTGTTCCGTAAAACTTTGGAGCAACTTCTTCATGCCAATATTTATTATGCCATTCAAAGTCTCGTACTAGTGTAAAATCAAATTCATTTCTTTTTAGATTTGTCATATAGCAACCTAAACGAGCACCATATATTGCCCACATACCATTCTCTACATCAGAGCCAACACTCATCCATATTAAAAGTCTTCTATGATTTTTATAATTATTTTTCTCTGCTACTTGTCGCCAATCCATAGGCTCACCGTTATGTAATGCTAACTTAACACCTTCTCTAAACCCTGCTCTATATGCTTGGTAAGGAGTTCTATTATTATAAACATCACTATAGATATTGTTTAACTGATGATAATGTATATCCCAGCAAAAGTCAACAGCACCTGCTCCGCTGTCTACTTCTTCATGTGTTCTCATCTGTTCTACTACTTTTACAGGCCACAACTTAATTCCACCATTGCCATATACTAATCCATTGATTACATTTTTACCGGACCAACTTAATACGTCAGCTTCGTGAAACTTTTCTATATCTAGTTCAAGTTCAAAGAAATCTTCTCTTACTTTATTATCTGCATCAATACCAATGAAGCGTTCTGTTTCAGATAGTTTAGCGGCGGCTTTATGGCAAGCATCAGATCCAAATACTCCGTGACTTCTTTTAGCCCAAGGACAAATTGATTGTAAATGAGCCCAATTCTCGTCTGCATTTGGTTCATCGTAACTGATAAACACAACATCATATTCGCTTATAGGCACACTCATGTTTCTACTCCAATATCTAGATTGTTTGCTTTATATAATAGGTTTACAGCTGAGTTGTCTTGCCAATCAGCAATTTCAAAAGGAGCATTTTGCCTTAGCATTAATGCTGGAAGTTCTACCCAGTTAACAAAATTATCTGGGTCATCACCTTTAACGAGAGCACCTTTTATATTTCCTGATATATCATCAATAGGACTACCCGGCGTATAATGACTTTGTGCCCATAGCACATTATCTTTTACATATAGTGTAATATGTGTTCCAGGTCCTGGATGCGAGATTATTGTCTGCATCTCTGATGTTCCGTTAAATGTATAGTATTTTTCTGCTCTTACAAATGTTACTCCTTTAGATACCTTTGAAAAGTTTAAACGTATGTTCTTGTCCTTGTGTATTATATCATCAATAACTAATGGATTAATTATATCCCATAAAGAAAATTCTACATATCCTTTCTCTAGCAAAGGTTGTAACTTAACATTAATGTTTCCTAATAATATATGAGGATCTGTGCTATCTGTTATATAGATTTTAAGTGGAGCCGTTTCTTTATTTTCTACTGCACGAGTTGTCCAGATCCTATTAGGTTCTAATCGTACAATACCTTTCTTAGGAAATAATACAAATTTTAATTCTGGGTCTTTACTTTCTTCGTATAATGAAGTACTATGCCATTCACTATAACTGCTAACTGTATATTCAGATATAGATCGTTTGTCTACTAGATCTAATGCTCCAATTTTTTCATTTATTGTAACAATATAATTATTTTGACTTTCTGTTCCAGACAGTATATTTTGAATTTTAGAATAAGATACACTTAAGGCACTAGGATTATTGTCTTGTGTTCCTGGAGATATTTTAGTAATACTACCTTTATCATTATACTCAACTGACCAAAATTCTTGTTTAGCTCGTTTTCTTTTTCTAACTGCAAATTTAATATCAGCCATTATACACATACTCTAATGTTTTTTTAGAATTATCTAGCCATACTGGAAATAATTGTACATGATTTTCTAGTTTAAAATTTCCATTTGACGGATAATATGAAATCCAATCATGCCATGTGTTTGTTGCGTACATCACTGGATCAGTTTCTAAATCTCTAATACTTAAATCAACTAAAGGAAAAGTATCAAGAGAAGTCCAAGAAGGAAGTAAAGAAACCATTGCACTTAACCAATGCTGGAGGTCTGACTTTTCTGGTAGGTAATTTGTCCACAACTGTTCTTCTTTAAAGTTTGCTATTAACATTAAAGATTCAACTGCACTCATTGAATCCCCTATTAACATAATATAAGGAATACTTGTTTGATTATTTTCTTCTTGTACTTTTCTTTTTAAAAGTTTCTTGTTTGGGATTTCAAGTAACCTATGATCTACAAGTTTTCCTGGAACAATATTTTCTTTATTTTCTTTAGCAATTTCTAATAGTTTAAATGATAGTGGCCTAGGAGCAAGTCCAGCCTGGCATAACATATCTCCATCTTCTAGTGGAATTCTAGACAGTTCTAATAATTGTTTTTTTGGATTATCTTCTAATAACTCTATATAAATTGTTTCAACATCATTATTAATTGTAAGTACATCTTCTTTAGTTACATTATAAAGATCTATGTCTTTTCCAAATACATAACACCTCATGCCATACACCTCATAATACTTCTATAGTTACGAAGTATACTTAACTTGTTCATCATATGTACATCTTCTCCTGTAATTCTTACTGCAATATTTTTATATTCGTCTGGCATATTACTTAACATAATCCAATCATTTGCATCTTTAACTTCTACAATATCATCACGTTGATCTTGATAACGCATATGTAAAGGTATGCGTCCAATAAATCCTCCGTCTTGCATTCCGTCACATAAATGACAAGCTACAGAAGCGGCATAATCAGTACGATATAAACTACCAGGAAATTTATATAAGAACCTATAATATTCCCAATGGTCCTTTACATGAGCCCAAACATTAAAAAAGTGTTCTGCCTCTTCTGATTTTCTCCAGTAAACTACAGTTGACCACCACATGCGTATTCCTGCATAGTGTAACCATCTTTCAGTAGTATAGGGTTCTTCGCAACGTAAATTCATTGCGTCTCGATGCATTGCAACACTACTTTGTCCTCCAAATAATTTTTCTAAGTTATTACTACCAACTAGATAATCAGTATCAATTAGTATAGTCTCATCAAATGGAGTTAAATTATATATGTCGTGTTTGTTTGTGTTGGTAAATTGTGCATTAAAACTTTTGTAAGCACCGTCGTTGTGTATTCTAATATTAGTTTCGTATTCAGGATCAGTCATTATGACTTCGTCCCAGAGTGTTTTTACTAGGTTACTTTGAGATTTTTTCTTATTAAAATCTTTGAGACTTCTTTCATTGGTTACAAGGACAACAGGTATCTCTGGCATATATTTTTTTAAAGCCGAACTTGCAACAGTCGCTAATCTCATATAGTCTATTTGCTCATTGTTATAAGCAAACATCATAAAGCCTTTTGTCATTTTGCTCCTACAACTGTTTTTGTAGCCCTAGCTTTTTTTAACTTTTGTTGTTCTTTATATTTTAACTCTAATGCTTTATTATATGTTTGTAAAAGACTTTTTAAAAAGTCTTTGCTTTTTTCAACTGCACTAGTATTGCCTATAGAATCCTCTATGTATAATACTTGTTTTGGATTTACAGTTACTTGTGCAGATACATAACCAATTAGTTCTTGTGTTACTTTAAAAATATGATTATTATAGTTTAGTAATAACATTGATTCAACCCGAGCATCAATGTTTTTTCTTTGTGTTTGCAACGTTAATCTATAATTTGCAAACGCAAGTGCCTTTTGTAGTCTATCGTCCATATTAATATCCTAGAGTTATATATGCACTTATTTATTTAGGGATTGTAAGGCAGGTAAACCGTTAAGTTTGTGTCCACGGAGATGGATTTGATACTACAGGTTGTGGAATATCTAATGTTACATTTTCTTCTGTAACACTACTTGGATGAACCATACTTGCTGTTATTGAAAGATCTCCGCTTGTGGTTATTGATGTAGAAGTTCCATCTAATACAATTCTTAAATTTAGATACTTATTACTATCTCCGTACACTCTTCCATATACCTTAACTCGTATATTAGCATAACCACCATAGCCACCATAGCCGCCATAGCCACCATAGCCACCACCGCCACCTGCTGGACTAGTATAAAGTAATTTTTCTGTTGTATTCAGTTCACTAAATCCAAGGTCTTGTGTAACTCCAACACTATTTAGACTTTGTGTTGTTTCGACATTAAGTTTAATGGTTCCCATAGCTATAAATAGATCTCTCCAAGCAGTATATCCTGTACCAGTTCCATTAGCATATGCTAATTCTAATCGTAAGTCTCCTCCGGCATTAAAGAAGTGTCTAGCACTCTCATAGTATTCTGGATCAGTGCCAAACAAATAATCTAATTGTATTTCAAATTGATTAGTCCAACTTGTAGAGGAACTGTAAGTGTTTAATGTTGATAATTGTGTAAGATTTGGATCCACGTCATTGCGTTTAATTCTTGCTAATTCTAGTAAATCATGAGCAGTATTAAAAAAATCTGCTGTAATTTTTCCGCCTCTAGAAGTTACAACTAGCTCGTCATCTGAAGCATCTGTCCTGTATGTGCTAATATTAATTCTATTAACAAGTTCGTTAGCATAAGAAGATGTAACCTTATCTCCTCTTGCTACAGTCGGTACTTCTGTTCCACCCCAACCCCAACGAATATCATCTTGAACTGCGGCGTCATCTGTTTCTGATGGACCTTCATTTGCATGTGTATCTGCAAATAGTTCATTTACTTGATCTGAAAGATTATTAAAATAATCTTTCGTAATTTTATCGCCACGGCTATTTGGGTGCCCAGACATTATCTGACTCCTACTGTTGCCTCAATTAATCCAATACCTTCGCCATCATAATCTTGTAAACTACGGCCAATGATACTAAAAAGAGGATCGTTTTCTGTTGCTTTTCTTGCAACTCCTGGTGTTTCACTTGCTACTAATCTATCTCCTTTTCCAATTGGTCCTGAGACTTTAGTAGGAATACGTCCTGCTACTGCAATTGGCATTGCATGTTTCTCTCTTTTCTTTCTTGCGTTTAACAAGTAAGCTGGTCTAGTTGATACCACACCAAAGATACTTGGATCTCCGTCAAACATAGTGCTAGTTACTTCGTTAACACCGCCTAGTGCAACCAATGTGCCTGGCTCGTATGTTGCATCACCTACATAAATTTCTGCAACGTCAGCAAATTCTGCTTCAACTGCTACACCACGAATTTTAAAATCACTACTTGAATTTAAATTTAATCCTTTTCCAATTATACCAGTTTGGTTATAATCTCCAGATCCTAAATTGGCATCTACGCCACCTGCGTCTGCTCCGCAAAATGATTGTAAATTTTCACTTGCATGTGGTACATAATCTGCATCACTACTTAAAATAGCAACAAGTATTCCGTTGACTTTAAGTTTAATTGCAGGATGTATGTTTAAGTTAGGTGTTGCATCAACATAATTTGTATCTTTAATTGTTTCATTTATAACAACGCCTGTTTCTAATCCTGGAACTCCAAAAACATTGTTTAACTGAATAAACGCAGTTCCGTCCCACATAAACACACCTTGGTTTGCTGTATCAAACCACATATCTCCTTTAGCTCGTTTAACTAAAGAGGGTTGAGTACCAACAAACAAGTGCCCTACTGGCTTCCAAACTCCACCGCCTTGGTAAATGTTTATTTGTTTTGGTTCTCCAACTACATCGGTATTTCTATACCAAATTTGACCAACGATAGGGTTGGCTGGTTCGTCGTTACTATTGAAATTTTCTAATAGTTTGACAAAGTTTTCAGCAATTAATTCTCCATATCCTAAATAGTTTTTTCCTAAAAGATTTAATCCATACGTTGTATCGATTTCACCTTCTTGGATATTTAGGAGAATTGTGCCATCTGTTTTGTTTACTTCATATGCCATAGTTTATATCCTTTACCTATTATTTAGTACAATTAAGCTCTTATTCTAAGTGTGTAAATAATTTGTATTCTTTGTTCTGCGGTTTTCGTAACCGGATGAAACCTATAATGCGTTAATAATCTTCCGCTATCTAAGCCTGTAATTCCTTTGCTTTTCAAGCCAATTTCATCAAAAATTATCTCTCCATTACTTGCTAATCCTGAATCATATGTTGCGTCAGTTAGATTAGTTATATACCCACCAGTTTGTGAGTTAATATCTGGGTCTGCATAATCAAGTGTAGTTGTAACAACTAAATCAGTAAACTGCGATCCTCTAATATGATCTGTTTCTACTTTATTATCATTTGGTAAAATGTTACCAAAATCTAAAGCATCTACTAATCTATAATATAAAGGATGATACAGCCCTGCATTCTCACCAAGAATATTAGCTGGCTTATATGTAATTACTCCTGAATTAATAGTACTTGCTCCGTCACCAAAATGTATTTCGCTAACAATACTGTTACCACTACTCATTACTTCAGCTAAGGTTTGACTCATGTTTTCTTTATGAACTGAGTTCTTTCCTTCGCGAAGTATTTGTTTTGTGTCTAGATCGACAATTTTTACGAAACCTTCGATGCTTGCATTTATATCTTGAATATGTGTCATTAGTAATATTTAGCCTGTTTGTTATAACCCGTTATATCGTAGGAACTACCTCAGATGCTCCATTTGGATCAACCTCTACTAGTGTTGATGTTGAAACATCTGGATTAAGGAAACTAATCGTATTTCCATCTTCATCAGTAAGTACTGCGTCATCTATGCTAACTGTAAATTCTTCTGTTTCAATAGTCATTATCAATGATTCAGTAATACCAACGTTTATTGTATCGTTGCTTGATAATTTATTATTAAAGTTTGCTACTTTAGTATGATAAGGTTTTACTTCTTGTATATAAGTTGCAACTTGCTCTGCTAATTTATCGTAAAATAAAGAAACGCCTCTTAAATCATCTGATGATGTTTTAGAAATATCTAAGTAAGTAGATTTAATTGCCCAACTTGAATTTGGAATTTGATTAAGTGATTCTTTTACCATATCAAAGAAAAATAAGTTAAAGAATCCAATGTCGTTTGTGACTAATAAATCTTCTCTTAATGCAGTTAATAAACTTTCTAATACTTCGCTACCATCTTCGTCCCATGGAAATTTATCCCACCTTGCGGTATCCCATGCATCACCTAATGAGCCATCCCATACTGTATCTAGGAATTGTATTGTTCCACCACGTTGAAAAACTAATTCAATGTCTAATCCGTTTTTATTAAATGATCTTTCTAGCTCTCCATTTGAGTCTAGTAATCCAAAAATAGTAATATCAGACGACAATGTTGTTATCTCTGATAAGTTATCTACAAAAGCCTGTTCGCTTCCAACAACATATCCAGTATCAAGGTAATCAACAAACTCCCAATAAGGTGTTAAATCTTTTACATAAGGTCCAAACAATGGCTGGTATGTTAATAGATGTGCATCATATGTTGCTTTTGAAACAACATTTGCCTGTAATAGATATTTGTTTGCTGAATAAACAAAATTACGTCTTGCCTCTTTTATATCTTTATACCATGTTTGTGGTAACGGAACATACTGATTTCCGTACCTACGAAGTGGATGAAGTTTAGTATCAGGCACTCGTCTTCTTGCTGGAATAACTGCTAAGTACTCTCCGTTTAATCCGCCTGCTTCTTGTACTGCGGTTGCTCCACTTACTACCATATTCCAATCACTTAGTGCATCTGCTACAAAGTCACTAGTTGATGTATAACCTGTTTTGTTTGTTATAAGCATTGGCCTATGTAACTTTTTCTTAGTTTCTAATCTAGTATCAGTTGATAATGCAAATATGTTTCCTAACGAGTCAACTAAGTTTCCAGTTCCTTCGTCAATTTGATAAATTGGTCTAAGTACTCCTTCTACTTTTTCTCTAGTATCGTTTAAGAATTTTATCACAGGAACATCATTATCATTATAGGTACTTGTTGTAACTACTTGCGAAAGATTATAGTTTATAACAACATCTCCTTCGTTATAAAGTGTATTGGGTATCCATTCTTTTAAAGCATGTGTTCTTCTATATTGATCTCTACCAGATATACTTGTTTTAAGTCTACGAAATAAGTATTCAGGAATAACACTTCCTGACTTTCCTTCGCTTACTAATAAACTATTAACATGTTGTTGTAGTCCGTCTGTTCTTTCGACTATTCTAAGTATTACACTTTTTCTACTTGCTAAGAATCCATTAGCATTTGAAAGTACTAATGCGTTAGTTGCAATTGGACTTGCCCAAGTTATTCCTGCAATATCTGGACTGTTTAATGCAGATTGTATTGCAAGAGCAGAGTAAATTCTTTTTGCTTCTGTAGGAATATCTGAAGGATTTTTACTCCAATAATAATATTTTGTTACTAATGCCCCGTTGTTATTATATTCTTGATTTTCAGTATATCTAATTATACCGTCACCATCAGAGTAATCTATTCTTGCATCAGGATGTGTGTCTACTGCTGGTTCTTCATCTGATGAATACCATTCGTAAATTTCTACTTCACTATCTGCAAATTGCTCTCCCCAGTAGTTTGCTCTATACTCTACATTATTTCTTTGCTCGTATTCTGCATAACGTAGTTTACTGGTATCCCACCATAGTTTTCCAATCTGTGTGTTTTCCCAATATGTTGTTGCATCAAGTTCTTCGTTTCCAAATTCATCTATGTTGTAAACTGCCGGATCTGCTCCTTGCCTGTAGTTTAAATATTGTACTACATCGTCAATAGTAAATCCTTTATAAGGATCAAACAATTCAATGTTAGCAATTTTATTTCCTGTATCACCATCTAATAATGTAATACTGTCAATTGCAGTTGAGTCTACCATGTTGCCTTGTAACGTTGTTGCTTCTTCGTTAATGATCCAAGCAGTTCCGTTAAATTCATATACTGTATATTCTCCTTGAGCAGTACTATCTGGCTCAAGATAAAACTTAGTTCCTACAGCAATATTTGTTAGGTTTGTTGGTAAATCTGCTGTAGTTTTGCCCTTGGTATTCATCATTGTTATAGATACTAGGTTTTCTGTTTTTGTTGAAACTCTAGTAGGAATTAAAATATTATAAGCATCAATAACTTTTGTAACTACATGAAAAGTTCTAATTGTTTCTTCGTTAGTTCCTAATATCAATAACATGTCATCAACTGCTAATCCATGTGCATTGGCAAATGTAACTTTACTTTCTTCTAATGCAGGATCACCATTAGGACAAATTTCATTTATTAATGCTGGAACAGTACCTTGTAAAATATTCCAACTAACTTCAGTTTCACCTGTTTCTGTTGTTGTAAAATCTTTGAAGTTAAAGTCACTTAACCATACTGTAGGAGGAAGTGAAATAGCATCTTCAGTAACAACAGTCCATTGTGCTGAATCAAATGCAGTATTTTGTCCACCAGTTACATTTTCTATTGCTTGATATAGTAAGCCATTATTCCAAACTCTATCACCTTCTTTGTATATTCCAAACTTACTAAAAGATCTTAATTCGTCTAAACGTTCAAATTTATCATCTTCAAATAATCCAATGTTAGATCCAAACAGCTCATTGACACTTCTTTTCTGTACATTGGTTTCAACTAAGTTGCCAACTCCTGCACTTGGTAACCAATTATTTTTCTTGACATAGTCTGGTGTTATATCTGATCGAGCTATGGTTTTAAAATTAATATCTTTTGATCTTGATACCCATCTACTATCATTCTTTAGTATATCAATAATGTTATCGCTTCTAAAGTCAACATCATCTTCGCCTTCTTTAAAACGTATAATCTGTCTGGTACTTGTCATGTCTTCTGCTCTGACTTCTATTTCCCAAACACGTCTATTACCTAACTTTCCAAATTCTCCATCAGTAAATAACCATTGTTCGTTAATTTCTAAATCCTGTAATGTTCCTGGAATGTCAATAGCTGAATTCCTAAACAAAGCGTCAATTGCTAGATTAGTTCCTGATGCTGAATTTAATCCCTGTTTGTAAGCAAACTCAACCGATTCATCTGAAATGATTTCTTCTATAATTGATTTTTTAGAAGGTATAATATCTCCCTTACTAACGTCACTTAAGAATGTGTTAAACTGGCTCTTCTCTGAATCTCTTGACTTAACAATATCTGTTGCTAAACTTTCTAATCCAGGTAGTAATCCTGTATTTGTTACAATCACTCCTTGTGCAAATGGCTTTCCGTCCCAACCTCTTGTTCTTCTAGCAACCATTTTTAGATTTTGTAATCTATACTGTAATTGGCTATTATTGATTACATCACCAAATCTAGTAGAGTTATTAAAGAAGAATATATGATCATAACTTCTTAAAGAGAAGTCAATAAATGTAACTTGCTTTTTTGAAGTAATTTCTACAAGGTCTTGTTTTTCGTTATAATTTCTAGATATTAATAAGTCATTTGGTTGTGCTAATTTTCCGTCTGAAAATATAATCTTTCCTCGTCTAGTTAAATCATTGTCTAACTTGTCTAAATGTCCTAGTTGGTGTTCGTATAAAAATCCTTTAGAGTCAATTGGTCCACCTAACCAGTAAGTATCTGTTCCCCAATTTTCACCAATCCAGGTCATTGCATCTAATGCTACCTGTTCCCAATTACCAACAGTTCCTCTTGAATTTAATTTATCAAAAACTAAACCATTGCGTTCTTGTAATGCTTGCACACCTATAAAGAATTCGTACAATTCTTGTTTTGTCTCAAACTTGTGACCGTAAGGAATATTAATAACATCTGTTTCATGTTGTTTGTATAATATAAGAGTGTCAGTATCTGTTTCTACAGTTCTTTGAAATGTTCCACTTGTACCATCTTTAATTGGTAATACAGTAGTGAAGTATCGTTGTTCTGGGTCAAAACCATAAACTCTAAAACCGTCATCTTCTCGTTCTAGTCTTACTGCACTATACCTTAAGTCGTTAGTACCAACTCCTGCATCTAATGTTAAGTTAAAATC